CCAGCCGAAGCTGGTTGTTTGGTTGGTATTACTGTTTAATTACTGGATTTCCCAGACGTAAAAATCGAGAACGACGCGATAGAGCTTGACATCGGGCTCGTAAAAGTCGGCATCAAAAATCATCGTGCCTTTAAAACTGGCTGCCTCCATTGCAGCTCTCACTTCCCCAGCTAAATCCTTAGCCTCGTCATAGGTCTTGGCATAGCAATCAAGCTCAATACGTATTTGTGACAAACTCGAGCCACCCTCGAGGCGATACTGGGGTTCTGAGGCTTGGCGGGAGTAAACGATGGCGGGTAGCACTGGGTTTTGAGGCATCATCAGTGGATAGCAACGATCAGCCACCAAATCCTTTAGTGCCTCAAAAATATCGGTTTCAATCATGGTTTCACTCTCAATTTATTAGCGATCATTTCGATACCCTTGGCTAAGCGCGTTTTAATCACTTCGATCGCTTCCATCTTTCTAGATTCAAAGGCGGGAACTAAAAATGGGGATTTTGGGTATTTACTTGTCCCGAATTCTAAAAATCGCCAGTAAAAAGCCTCGCCATAAACTTCGTATTTTTTTCCTACCCGATTTTTTCTTCGGTTAGCTGCATTGTTTACGTAGCGTTTTTTTACTCGTCGAATGCCCACTGAATATTGCGCTTGACCAGGAATCGGTCTACGAGTTTTGGCGATCACAATGTTCTTTTCTAAGGTCCCTGTTTGGCGATGGGGCTCAGCATTTTCAATAGCTTGCTTTTGAATTACCTTTGCGCCTGCTGATACGGCTGCCCTCAAAGGTTTACCTTGTAGTTCAATAGGTAGTTGATTTAAAGCCCTTTGCAGTTGCTCTAAACCTTTAATTTTGATTGTGACAATGGTGCTCATGGAAACTTGACTACGATTTCGAGCCCCTCTCTTCTACCGATTTCCGCGATATAAGCGATGTCATATTCAGTACCATCAAATAAGACCTTATCGGTTTCGTCTAAATCATCTCGGTAGCGAATCACGATTTTGAATTTAGCCTCGGGCACGATTTGCTGGGCCATCCAGGTTTCTCTGCCACCAATTGGGACCACGTTGGCCCAGACACTCGCTTTGAGTGAATCGGTCAAAATCATCTCGCCATAATCGTTCTGAGTTTGGACTCTGGCAAAGATGGTAATCCTGCGGTCAAATTTATTGATTTGCATATCAAACACCAAAGAAGCGATAAGGATCTAGTAAGGCATCCGCAAAGTTTTGTGGTACCGAGGGTTTCTCAGCTGAAAGCGATCTAAATTGATCGTAGAGATCGCCCATTGCCAACAAAATCCACTGTTTAATTGGCGCTGGAACGCTGGAGGCTGCCGAGCCATAACCCGCTGTATAAGTAACGGCTACGGCATTAATCCCTAAAGTTAGGGGCCAAGACTTGCCAACTGCTGGCACTAACCAACCTGGCTCGCTATCAGAATCTAAGAAATAATCTGTATTGGCTAGGGCCACTGGCTCATTGGCCTGGTTGGTATAAATCACCGTTGATACTGCCTGGATTCGGGGCATGGGCAAAATAATGGCATCAGGAAATTGATCGAGCGTCAGTTTCCAAGTCGTAGTTATTAGGGTGCGTTCCATGCGATCTTCAGCAGCTCTTCGAGCCACTTCAATTAGCGAGGTAATGTAGTCATCGTCATCACTGTGATCGACTCGCAAATGTCGTTTTGCTTCAACCAAAGTGATCGGTTCGATAGCTGGGTTCGTTAAGCGTTTAATAGCCATATAAATTCCTTTTAGAGCGGACCAATCACGTTGGTATTGGCTGGCCTTTTCGTATTAGTAAAGCTGGGGCGATTAGGATTAAATCGATAGCGGGAAAAAGCTGATCCAGTTGGAGCGTTTTCGATTGGATAGGCATAAATCCGATCTGAAGTGCATTGATTTTCTTGAACACAGTTCGCGCCAATTAAGCGCCCCTGAATAACAATGCGTCCTGAATTCGATTTATTTATCTGATTGGCGTTATTTCCGTGCAATTGATGGGTCTGATTTATTGCTCCAGCCGTTGACTGATTAGGCTGATGCGATGAATTACCCGTTAATACGATGCCTATATCAATGCGACCATTACTAGAAAGATTACTTTGTTCAGTCGAACTACCTGTTAAATATTGCCCCTGACGAATAGCCGCTGAACTGGATTTATTGTTCTGCGTTACAGAATTGCCCAGCAAATCACCCGCCTGTCCAATTGCCGCTGAGCTGGAATGATTGAGTTGGCGAACATGATTGCCATGCAACACATGAGTTTGAACTATCGGGTTGCTTGTGGCTTTGTTTACTTGCTCACAAGCATTTCCAAGGAGAGTTAAGGTTAAGTTAACTCCCCCATTAGTGGATTGATTTGCTTGTTGACAGGCATTTCCCGTTAAAGTAATCGTGCCACCGATCGAGCCAGATGAGCTGGTATTGGTTTGATGAACGCTATTGCCAGCCAGTTGGTGTGTTTGCGAAACCGCCGCTGAGGTGCTGGCATTGTTCTGCGTGACATTATTTCCCAACAAATCCCCTGCCTGGCCAATTGCTCCAGCTGGAGAGCGATTGACTTGCTGGCAGTTATTGCCCAAAAGGCTGTGAATCTGATTAATTGCGTTTGAGCTACTGCGATTAGTTTGTTGGCAATTGTTGCCAGTAAGCGTTAGTACTCGATTAATCGCCCCATTAGTTGATTGATTGGTTTGGTTGCAGTTGGCCCCAGTAATCTTATGTGTTTGAGAAACGGACCCTTGGGTGCTTTCATTGCTTTGCTGAACTGAATTCCCACTTAAAGCATGTATTTGAGCAACGGCCCCGCTAGTCGATTGATTAGCCTGATTGCAACTTGCACCAGTGATTCGATGGGTTTGACTAATTGCATTAGAGCTTGAGCGATTGCTTTGCTGACAGTTGTTACCCGTTAAGGTAAAGGTTTTAGTTATGGCCCCACTACTACTTTGATTAGCTTGCTGACAATTGTTACCGTAAATCTTATGTGTCTGCGTGATTCCAGCACTTGTTGAATAATTGAGTTGCGTGACATTATTGCCAAGCAAAGCCTCATTTAAGGATATTTGGCCATTGCTGGAGCGATTGCTTTGCTGACAATTTGCGCCACTCAATTGATGGGTTTGGCTAACCCCCGCAGAGGTGGCTCGATTAATCTGTTGGCAGTTATTCCCAGTTACAGTCTGCACCCGAGCAATACGGCCTGTGGTGGTTTGGTTAACTTGCTGACAATTATTGCCTGTTAGCGTAAGAGTTCGATTGATTGCTCCGCTAGTTGAGGTATTGAGTTGTTGGCAATTATTCCCAGTGAGATTGTGAGAGCGAGTAACCTGACCTGAGGTTGAGGTGTTTAATTGGCGGCAATTGTTACCAGTTAAGGATTGTGTTCTAGTAATTGCCCCGCTTGTTGAGGTATTTAGTTGTTGGCAATTATTCCCAGCTAAGGTCTGAACCCGAGCAATCCGCCCAGAGCTTGATTGATTTACTTGTTGGCAATTATTTCCGTAAATTTTATGGGTTTGACTGACGGCTGAACTACTTGATTGATTAACTTGCTGGCAGTTATTACCTGTTAAGTTGTGCGTTCTGGTAATTTGACCAGAGCTTGACTGATTAACTTGCTGACAGCTATTCCCGGTTAATGTGAGAGTTCTATTAATTGCACCACTTGTAGAGGTGTTTAACTGGCGGCAATTGTTGCCAGTTACAGTCTGGGTCCTGGTGACTTGACCCGCTGTTGAATGGTTTAATTGCTGACAATTATTCCCTGTCAGCGTATGGGCTCTGGTGATCTGACCATTTGTCGAGGTATTGAGCTGCTGACAATTATTCCCAGATACTGTTTGAACTCTTGCAACACGACCTGAGGTTGAAGTATTGAGTTGCTGGCAGTTATTTCCAGTGAGCGTTTGAACTCTTGCAATTCGACCAGAAGTTGACGTATTCAATTGCTGGCAATTATTACCGGTTAGGGTTAGTGTTCTGTTGATCGCCCCACTGGTGGAGGTGTTCAGTTGCCGACAATTATTTCCGGTTAATACATGGGTTCTGGTAACTGCCCCGCTTGTTGATGTATTTAATTGACGGCAGTTATTTCCCGTTAAATTTTTAGCGGGCGCTGTGAAATTCCAGTTAATGTTGTGGCCGCCATCGGTTGAATGCGTACCAGCATAAAAAGTGGCCCCGCCAGTGGCTGTGCTGTAGTCTAGATTGAGATAATCAAGATCAACAACTCCTGATGTGACCGTGCAAGTCCATTGGTTAGTGCCATTATTGGTACTTAATCTAACTAAATTCCCCGAAGTCCCTCTAATAGTAAGATTTTCAAAGGTGGCACCATTATCAAATAGAAAACCCACACCATTAATTGCCGATGTGCGGGTTAAATCATGAAAGGTGTGATTACCGCCAACCCAAAGATTACTAAAGTTTGCAGCGCAATCTAAAATCCAAAATCGAAATGATCCACCCCAAGCCCAACTGCTAGATACTTGCCGCCAAGTTGAATAGCCGCAATCTACGGTTAAGTTGGCAGTATTAGTTACACTGACATCATTTCGGCAAGTGATGATGCCATTACCTAAATAAATTGCCCTAGTGTCGTTGGAATTTGAATTAAATCCACCGATGCTGGCATCAAAGTTGGCAAAATTAATCGTGCCTTTATTTAATGTGAAATTGCTGCAATATAAGCTATTGGTTAATGAATACGACGCTCCGCCATTTATATTAAAACGGGTATTTTCAGTATTTGTTCCGCCGTTCCAGTTAATTGTTGCAGAACCGGAGGTCTTAGCAAGAACAATGTTGACAAAATTATAGGGGTGCGAAAAATTGCTGGCTGGACAAGCAATATTTCCATAAACATTGATTTCTTTATCCTGAGATAAAGTCATCATGCCGTCTTGAGTGCAAACTTTAAAATCTCGGCAGTTAGCATTAACAGTTAATACGGAGACTGTAAAAGCCGAAGTTCCGCTATTGGAATTACTATCAAAAAACACGTCATTGCTTGATGTCGGTACAGATGCACCTGATGCACCTCCAGATACCGTAGCCCAATGGGATGTATCAGTACCATCCCAAGTGCCTGTTCCTCCTACCCAATAACGACTATCTGCAAGTCCAATACCACCCATTGTGGATGTGTTGGTTTGATGGCAACTATTACCAGTTAAAGTAACTGGACCTGACCATGCGCCGTTGGTAGATTTATTAACTTGTTGGCAGTTATTGCCAGTCAAATTATTAGTAGTTTGCTTTTCCCGAGTTCTGACAAATACTGCGGGTCCTCGGATATTGGTATTGGTCGTACCAAAAGTCGCTGTCATTACTGGGTTTGCTGAGCCCGTGCCACTACTGACTAAAGCCCTACAGGAAAATCCCCCAATATCATTACCAGTTCCTGATTGCGGCTCGTTTATTTCATTAACCGTGCCAAAGGTCACGCCAGTTTGCGAGAAAGCCTCAGCCGAAAAGTTTGTACCACCACCAATGTCGGTAGGAATACACATTGCACCAATAATGTAATCATTGGCTGTCCCCCCCGGATTTGAATCAAAGGTGATATTGACATTGCCCGCTGCCGTTTGACTGCCTGTGGCCGCTGCGATGCTATCCCAAGCGTAATCTGTAGAGGTCAAAGTAAGTCGGGCCATAAAGGCCCAACTAATATTGCTACCAGATAGGGTGATGCTTAAATTACCACTTAACCCTCCCGCCGGAACAGTGCGTTCATAAACGAAAAGATTGGTATTACCCGTATCAGCACCGAGTGTGGAGCCATAACCTCCTGCTCCGGTAATGCTGGTCACCACATTCCAAGACCCCGGCGTTGTAACCGAGCCGCCGTTGGCA